ACAAAAAGACCAAGGATACCATGGTCAAGGAATGTATTTTGGGGCAGATGATTACTTAAAGCGTAGTGCTTTTGGAAAACATAGTTCTGGAAATGTTTACGGTGAAGAAGGTTTTACTGAAGGATCTCAAGTAATGCCGGTTAATCTTTCAATTAAAAACCCAAAATATGTTGATGTTACAGAGCAATCTTTACATGGTATGCCAATTGAAAAATTAAAAGAAATGGGGCATGACGGAGTTATTGTTACCCGCGATGATTCATTTCAAAACGTAATGGGCCGCACAATACCAAGACAAAAAATTTATAACGCGGTAGCTTTTGAACCAACACAAATTAAATCAGCTATTGGTAATGAGGGCACTTTTGATCCAACAGATCCAAGACTTCATAAAGCAACCGGCGGCTACATTGACAACCTATCACCTGCTGACATGCAGGCCTCATTAATTGTAAATGGAAATACCCCACAAAATTTTGCTGGTGGTTCTTTAGTTAAAAACATTGGAACACAAGCAGCGTTTTCTTTACCGTTTATGACTGAAGACGCAAAAGAGATTGCGCAAGATATTAAAAACAAAAAATATAAAGAAGCAGCAGCAAAAACTGCAGGTGTCGGATATTCAGCTTTTGCACCATGGAACCCCCTTGCTGCTTTAATTTCTGGAATGACATACTCTCCAGAAGTGGGTGACGCAACACTTGACGCGTATAAACAAAAACAAGCAGAACATGAGGCAGAAGTTAGCGCAAGAGCACAAGCACTTTCCCCTGTCTTTAAATGGAACAAGCCAGCAACTTTAGACGAGATGCAACAATCTGTTTTAGGCTATCCAAATATACCTTTACCTAAAGTAAAATAATTTATGGCAAACCCACAACTACCGATTCAAGCAGGCGGAAATCTTCCAGGTCTTAACGATCGCGAAAAAGATGTTAAAAATGCGGAAGAACAAGATGCAGAAATGGAGCAGTATGAAGACGCACTTGGTCTTGACCCAGACGAGGTAGAGCAAGAAGTTATTGAGCTAGAAGATGGCTCAGTTGTGGTTAACTTCCAAGAAAAGAAAAGCCCTAAGCAAGACCCTGAGTTTTATGAAAACTTGGCTGAGGTATTTGATGAGGACGTTCTCCAATCTTTGGCAATTGAATTTTTAGACTTTATCGACGTAGATAAAGAGGCACGCACCGAGCGTGACAAACAGTACGAAGAGGGACTACGCCGTACCGGTTTGGGTAAGGACGCGCCCGGAGGCGCAACCTTTGATGGAGCCTCCAAAGTCGTTCACCCAGTTATGGCCGAGGCATGCGTTGACTTTGCTGCCTCCGCATCTAAAGAGCTTCTCCCATCTGATGGCCTGGTTAAGACAGACATCAAGGGTAGCGCAGATAAACTTAAGACTGATACAGCAGAGCGCAAAGCAAACTTCCTTAACTGGCAGCTTACCGAACAGATCCCTGAGTACCGCGACGAGATGGAGCAGCTGTTTACTCAGCTACCGTTAGGTGGATCACAATTCTTTAAGTGGCGCTTTGACTTTGAACAAAAGCGTCCTACCTGTGAGTGGGTAGCAATTGATAACATATTGCTGCCGTACTCATCAACAAACTTCTATACATCACCACGGGTAACCGAGGTACAAGACATTACAGAAGACACGTTCTTACAGCGTGTTGAGGCTGGTATATACCGTGACATAGACTCACAGTACACCTCTGACGCGCCGATTAACGATCAGACCCGTTCTGAAAAAGCAAACAACAAAATTGAAGGCAAAGAAAATTCTATCAAGAACGTTGATGGACTTCGCCGCATCTATGAGATTACCTGTTTCATTCGTTTGGATGACGACGAGCTTACAGATGGAAAACGCGCACCATACATTCTGACAATTGACGAGTCTAGCAGCCAGGTACTGGCACTATATCGTAACTGGGAAGCAAACGATGAAAAGCTGGAAAAACTGGACTGGTACGTCGAATACAAGTTTATCCCTTGGCGTGGAGCTTACGCTATTGGACTACCTCATCTCATTGGTGGTCTTTCTGCTGCTCTTACCGGTTCTCTTCGCGCTTTGCTTGACGCTGCTCATATCAACAACAGCCAGACAATGCTTAAGCTCAAGGGTGGACGCATTGGTGGACAGTCAGACAGAATTGAACCAACACAAGTAGTAGAAATTGAAGGCGCACCGGGCGTTGACGATGTACGTAAGATTGCCATGCCGATGCCGTTCAACCCACCATCGTCTGTATTGTTTAACATGCTTGGATGGCTGACAGATGCCGCTAAAGGTGTTGTTACTACCGCTGAAGAAAAAATTAGCGAGGCAAATAACAACATGCCAGTGGGTACCGCGCAGGCTCTTATCGAGCAGGGCGCTAAGGTATTCTCTAGCATCCACGCACGCATGCACCGCTCACAGGCCAAGTCGCTTGCTATCGTATCCCGTATCAATCACTGGTACTTGGAAGAGATGGACAACCAGTCTGGTGAAGAGATCAAGGTTCGTGACTTTGCGGCAAACAACGACATCCGCCCCGTATCAGATCCTAACATCTTCTCTGAGACACAGCGTGTTGCACAGAACCAGGCACTCTTGCAAATGGCAGGAAGCGCGCCCCCAGGAATGTTTGACGTACGTGCCGTATACCGTCGCGTGCTACAGCAATTAAAAGTTCCGGCAATTGACGAGGTTCTTCCAAACCCAATGGGCGCGGCAGAGTCTAACCCTGCGCTAGAGAACGTCTCCATGACAATGGGACGACCAGCCGCGGCCTATCCAGACCAAGACCATGTGTCTCACATTAAGATTCACTTAGACTATGCAAATAATCCAGCTTATGGTGGTAACCCTGTTATTGGGCCTGTTTTTGCTCCTCATGCTTTAGAGCACATCAAGCAGCACTTAACACTACACTACCTACAGTCTATGCGTGCCTATGTGGCACAGGCAGCAGGCGGAAAAGATACACTAGACCTACACCAAGAAAAACCGTTAGACATCGAGGCCCAACAGGCCTTAGCACTTGCCTCACAGATGGTCGGTCAAGACGCACAGCAAAACCTGGCGCAGTATGTTCAGCAAATCCAGGCGCTGGCACAAAAAGTTTCACAAGCCCAACAGTCTCAACAACAAAATGCCGCCGCGGCAGATCCAACTGCACAGGTTATCCTTAAGACACAGATGGCAGAGACTCAGCGCAAGCAGGCAGAGTCACAGGCTAAGATGCAGATGGAGATGCAGCAAGATCAGCAGACCTATCAGCTTAAGATTGCTGAGCTACAGCAAAAAGTGGCAGAGCTACAGACTAAGTACCAGACCCAGACCGCGATTGATGCCAACAGAAACGCGACACAGATTGCTATGGCAGACATCAACAACGCATCACGCGAGCGTGTGGCCTCTATAGCGGCTCAGGCGGGTCTAAATAGCGATCAGATGGCTATGGCACACGAACAAAATCTAACGGCTCTGGAGGCCTCTCATCAGGCACAGCAGGATATTAGACAGCATGGCCTAGAGATTGAACAGCAACAGTTCCAGAAGCAGGCGGAACAGGTTCAGCAGCAAATATCCGCCCAACAACAGGCTCAGCAGCAGGCACAAGGCGCACAGCAACAGGCACAGCAATCTGGCTTAGAGCACGCACAGACCCTACAGCAAAACGATCAGCAACATCAACAGGCACTAGAGCAACAGGCAGCAGCACCACAACCAACACCCCCAACAGGAGCACAGTAATGGCAAAAAACCCACAAGACGGCGGCGAATTAGGCTTTCGTAAGACATACAAAATGACTGGAACCCAAAGTTCCGGTGGCGGCCCAGATGCCAAGGTAGACAACGGATCATCTGGATCCAAGCGCGCTAATAACGCCGTATTAAATGGTAACAAAATGGCCAAAGACAGCAAAGTCGGCCCAGGTAAAAACCTTAAAGACATCGGCGGAGGCAATTTCTATTAATATTTGGGGCGGATTTTCCGCTTCATTTGCATTATTATTAATATGAAAGACTTTATTAGTGAAATTATCTCTCGTACGAGAGATGAACAAGCAAAATTGGCGGAAACCCTTACCGCTGGAATAAATGTCAATACCTTTGAAGACTACCAACGTTTAGTTGGAAGATTTGAAGGTTTTAAGGCAGTACAAGACATTATAAATGAAATTTTAAGGGAAGACGAAGAAGACCTGTAAAGGTTAAGGAGCACTGAACAGTGTTTGATTTAAAAGGCAATGAAGAGCCGGATACAAGATCAGAGGAAGAATGTTTTCCCAACATCGACACCGGTATTGAGGTAGCTGGAGACCGAGTTTTAGTTCAACTAAGGCGCGAAAAGTCAACCAGCAAAGGCGGAATCATCTTAGTTGATGAGACCAGACAGACGTTACGGTTTAATGAGACGGTTGCAAAGGTTGTCCAGGTCGGACCCTTGGCATACAAGTCACCAGAAGACTTAACACCCTGGATCGAAGGTCCTTGGTGTAAAGAGGGTGATTTAGTTCGTACTATCAAGTACGGCGGCGATCGTTTTGTTGTTAATCCTGATGATGAAGGTTCACCAGTGGTGTTCATTACTCTCCAGGCCCGTGAAATCATTTCTCGCATCAAGTCGTTTGAGTATGCGCAGAAAATGAAGGCGTTTGTAGACTAATTTTGAAAGAAAATTATGGCAGAAAATGAAAAAGACGTTCCCATAAAGGAACAAGAAGACGGATCGGTACTCGTAAAAGTTGAGGCTCCAGAAGAGTTTGACGAAGAGGTCGAAGACAAAAAAGAAGGCGGCAAAGTAGAAGCCTCCGACGATGATGACGACGAAGACCACGATAAAACCCAGCACGAGGGTGAAACCGATGACGAGCGTGAAAAAATTCGTGAGGCCCGGCGTGAAGAACGCAGGCTAAAAAAAGAGCTGTCTAAACAGCGCGAATACACAGCAAAAAACAAGATTAGTGCACTTGAGAAACGCAACGAAGATTTAGCTCGCAGATTAGCCCATTTAGAAAATGGTGCAGCATCGCTAAAAATTGCGCAGATCGACAAAGCAGTGGAGGATGAAGCCACTAGAGTCGAATATGCCAAGATGAAGATGTTACAAGCAGCTCAATCAGGAGACGCATCAGCTCAGGTGGAGTATTTGGAGCAGTTGACAGACGCAAAGCAGCGCCTGCAGCAAATCCAGCATTATAAAAAGCAACAACTCGAGGCCGCAAGATCACCAAAGCAAAATGTTCCGAACCCTGTAGGGGAAGAGGTACAGAAAAAAGCAAACAAGTGGTTAAAGAAAAACTCCTGGTTTGATCCACAGGCCCGAGATACAGATAGTAGAATTGCCAAGGTAATAGATCAAGAGCTTGCCTCAGACGGATGGGATCCATCGGATTCTGAGTACTGGGAAGAGCTTGACAATCGTTTATCTGCACGTCTGCCCCACCGCTATTCATCAAAGGGCGGGACACAAAAAGCTCGTCATTCAGGCCCCACAGCCTCTAGCCGAGTATCAAACACATCCAGCGCTAAACCTGGCACCATCACATTAAGTCGTGAGCGTGTACAGGCAATTAGAGATGCGGGTGCATGGGACGATGTAGATAAACGAAACAAAATGATCCGGGCGTATGCAAATTACGACCGCGCTAATAAAGGATAATCAAAATGGCAAATACAAGAATAAAACGTGACCTAGATGACCGCTTAGCGGATCGGGTACAAGAAGTAGTTGAGCGTGCTACAACAGCCGCTCCTGATGACATTGCACGTCGTGAACGCCTGGATGCGTTTAGAGACAAGTGGGCAAATAGTGCGTTGCCCGATCTTCCTGGGGGTATCATTCCTGGGATGCACTTGTGTTGGTTGTCAACAACCAATACTTACGACAGTATCGACAAACGTATGGCGTTGGGTTATGAGCCAGTTAAAGCCTCGGATTTAGGTAAAGGCTTTGAAGGACTAGGCAAGATGAGCTCCGGCAAGTTTGAAGGCTGTGTTAGTTGTAACGAAATGGTACTCTTCAAGTTACCAGAAGACATCTACCAAGAAGTGATGCGCATGCTCCACCTCGAGGATCCCCTCGAGCACCAGAAAAATATCACCGCCAGCGTGCGTGATACGGCTCAGGGTAATAAGGGCGGCAGATCGGTCTTGGAGGGTGGTCTCTTGGAAATGGAAAAGGATACCGCAAAAGCGAATAACAAAAACATTCGTTTCCAATAACATTCTTCAAAAACACAAAGGAAATAAACTAAATGTCCACAACATTTAATCCCTTTGGTCTGAAGCCAGTGTATCATCCTAGCGGTCTTGATCGTGCAGTGCCATTCGTTGGCACTAACACATACAATCCCGGTACGACTTACACTGCTCCCTACTCTTTGAGTTCTGGTCAGTCATTTTTCCAGTACACACCAGTAGCGTTGACAGCCTCAGGTCAATTAACCATTGCAGCACAAGCAGCAGCATCTACAACTGTAGGTCGCGTATACGGCTCATTCGATGGCGTAGAGTACACAAACTCTGACGGTCGTCGTTCTGTAGCTAAGTATGCCTCCAAGACAACTTTGGATGCCTCTACTCAAATCATTTTTTGGATCTTCCAAGACCCACAACTGGTTTATGAAATCCAGTGCAACGGCTCAGTAACAACTGCAGCTATCGGCACACAATACAACTTTGACACAACCGCTGGCTCACTAGTAACTTCTGGTACAGCTATCGGTGTAGGTGGCGCAGGCTTCTCTACTACAGCTCTATTGGCAACTGCTGTTGCTGCCGGCGCTCAAGGTCAAGTACGTGTTGTTGGATTAGGCCGTGAAGTAGCATATCCAGCTGGTAGCAATAACAGCTGGGGTGATACATACACGATTGTTCAAGTACAGATCGCAAACAACATGTTTGCAGCCGCTTCGGTCTCGATCTAATATAACGAAAGAAAAGGAATAGCAAATGGCAACCCCAATGCGTAGTACCGACTTTCGTGCGGTAGTCGAACCGATTATCAACGAAGTCTTTGATGGCGTATATGAACAACGCGCTGACGAGTGGAAAGGATTTGTAGAACAGATCCAAGGTATTCCACGTAACTATCACGAAGAAGTAATGCTCTTCGGTATGAATGCTGCACCTGCCATGCCTGACGGTACTCCTGTCAGCTATGATCAAGGTGGTACATTGTACATCACCCGTTTCATCTACCAAATCTATGGCTTGGCTTATGCCTTGACCAAAGTTTTGATGGAAGACGGCGATCACATCCGTATCGGTAGCACCTTCGCTAAACACTTAGCTCAGTCTATGATTGAAACTAAGGAAACCCTCTGTGCTAACTTGTTGAACTTCGCGTTCACATCTGGCTATGTTGGTGGCGATGGCGTTACATTGATCAATACAGCTCACCCTGTTGCTAACGGTTTGACATACTCAAACCAATTAAGCACAGCAGCTTCTTTGTCACAAACTTCTGTTGAACAGATGCTCATTCAGATCCGTGGCGCCATTGACAACAATGGTAAGCGTATCCGTCTGAAAGCTGAACAATTAGTAGTTCCACCAGCACTCGAGTTCCAGTCTGAGGTTATCCTCAAGTCTGTTCTCCGTTCTGGTACAGCTGACAACGATTTGAACCCAATCAAGTCAACAGGTATGCTCCCAAAAGGAACACACGTTGTTACTCGTTTGAGCTCATCTAAGGCTTGGTGGGTACAGACTGATGCAGAAAACGGCTTGATGCTCGTAATGCGTCGTCCAATGGAGAAATCTATGGAAGGGGACTTCGAGACTGATAGCATGCGTTATAAAGCAACTGAGCGTTACGCCACAGGATGGCACGATGCACGTAACGTGTATGGTACAGCCGGTTTGTAATCAGCTTTAAAAAAGTTGTAAAAAAGTCAAAAAACCCAGCCCAAAAAGCTGGGTTTTTTGCATTATTATATGTATGGCAAGAGACCAAGAAAACACAAAACGTTTACAACAAGAATGGTACCAGAAAAACAAAGAGCTGGTAAAAGAACGTGCTCGTACTTGGGCTTTAGCCAATCCAAATAAAAAGAAAGAAAGTGTTGATAAGTGGAGAAACAATAACATAGAACAACACAACGCAACAAACCGCGAATGGTTTGCCAACAACAAAGACAAGCGTGCAGCTTATGAAGGCAAACGCCGAGCTATGCAAATCCAACGCACTCCAGCTTGGGACCCGAATGCCCACCTGATTATAGCCAAATACCAACTAGCTGCCATGCTTTCCCAAGCATCTGGCATCGAACACCACGTAGATCACATTATTCCCCTACAAGGTAAAAAAGTCTCAGGACTACACACCTTCGCCAACCTCAGAGTCATCCCCGGCTCAGATAACGTTAAAAAATCCAACTCCTTTACAGTTTAGGGCGGTTTTTCTCCCTTATTTGCATTATTATATATAAGGAAGATTAATCCCATTCTGACCGCCGACACTTCCCGGCGAGACGACTTAGAGACAGCTTGGGGTACCCACTAAGATAAGGAAATACCATGTCATCAACATTTACAGGCCCATTACGCATTTTTAAGCGTAACAACCCAACTAACAACGGTACAATCGCCCCAGACAACACTGGTGCAGCTTCAGCCTCACAGCAAAGCTACATTACCAACCCAATCACTACTACTACAGCCACTACAACAGTATTTACTACTGCTGATGTAGGTTCAACAAGCGTAACACCATTCGTGTTACCAGCTGGTGCATTAATCAGCAACATTCGTTTTTACCAAACTGACGCCCCCGTTGGATTAGTTGGTGGTGTTATTACTGTTGCTATCGTTCAGACTAGCCCAACAGACGGCTCATTGACAACTACCACTATCGGCACAATTACCCCTACCGCGGCCGGTGGTGTTATTACCTATGTTCCAACAGCTACTGCAGCGGTTGCAACAATTCTTAATAATATTGGTACACTAGATGCTACGTTGACTTTCACATCAGCTACTGTAACAACATTAACTAGTGGAACTGTTGCTGGTACATTTGATGTATCTTACACACCACGCAACGTTGACGGCTCTACAGGCGCTTACGGCGCTGGTCTCTCTAACAGCTAATACAGACGGCGGGGCAACCCGCCTCCTTTAACTTTTAGGAGAAACCTATGGCTAATGCCTACAATCCGTTTACATCACCCCCTCATTCCGTAACCGTTCAAGGCGCTTACGAGCCATTTGACTTGCAAGTTTCACGTAGTCAGATTATGGGCCACAATAACATTCAATTGTTTGGCTACAGCGCAGCTGTTGGCTCTACAGCACTTGGCCCACTTTGGGAAGGTTTGACCGTTTCTGGTGGCGCCTACGTTTACCCCGGATCTGCACTGCAGATGACTTTGGTATCCAGTAATGCCGCTGATACACAAATAGTTCAAATCCAAGGTTTGGATGCTAACTACAATTTGTTGTCTGAGTACGTTACATTAAATGGCACAACCGGTGTAGTATCTGTAAACTCATATTTACGTATCAATGGTTTGTATATTACTAACGGTGTCAACGCCGGCACTATTACCTGCAAAAATAGCACTAACTTGTACGCCCAAATTAATGCGGGCGTTGGTCAGACACAAATGTCTATCTATACTGTACCAAATGGTTATACATTCTATTTGACTTATGTCCAAGCAGATTCTAGTATTGGCTTTACATCAAGCAACTACATGATTTTTGCTGAATCTAACAAATTTAATTTGTCTGTTGCCAACGACAATATTAATGGTTATCCAGTAAATTATGGTGGTAACACGACACTTTTAAATCAATCGCCTTACGTTCAAAGTTTAAATATTCCGTACACTGTTGCCTTGGCCCACTCAAGTGGTACAGATATTCAGTTCCAAGTTAAGGCCAACACAGGATCTCCGTTTATAGCCGGTATTTTTGCCAGCGGTTATTTAATCAAGAACGATAGTCAGTCAGCGTAAGGCACGTAAATGCCTGTCTACTTAGATACGCGTGGTAATTCTGTCCTGTCTGTGGCGGTCTGTGACCGCTGCAACAGGAAATTTGCGTACGTAGAT